TTTCTCGACCCGGCGGGCGTCCCGGAGCAACTGTTTCAATCCGTCGACCTGGACTCGAGCGATTGTCAACTTGAGCCTTTCAGTTCGGCACCGGATTGGTTAGCGGCCCATCTAGGTAACTGGTCGAGGTACTCCACCAGGTCGCCTTGCGGCATAACGAGAATGTCGGACCATGTCAGCCCGTAGACTGCAGCGAGTCCTGGGAGGCTGGGGCGGAGGACCCGCCTGAGAGTTCCGGGTCCTTTCCGTTATAGGCCGGTTCCTGTACCGCTTCGTCCACCTCGCTGCCGTCATCGATTTCGAGCGTCTCCATGTCCGAGATCTTGACCTCACGAAGCACCTCTTCGAAGGTCAGCTTCTTCTCGTAGCGGCGGCGGATGCACCACACGAACCCGGCGATGGTCACCGACGAGAAGTTCCCGGAGGCCATTTCTTCCATGAACGTGCGGCCGGTGCCGTTGGCCATCGAGTAGTCGCGTTCGTCGAGGGCGGAGATGTCAGCCATGGAGAACACGTACGGGTTGCCGTCGATGGTGACTGATATCTGGACGGAGTCGAGCTCGCCGGAGCGTCGCTGGGCACGGTTCGGCATCAGGCCGCCATCACTGCCTTGAGGTTGGGCTGCGACGTCACCGGCAGACTGATCGTGAACTGGCCCACCGTGTTACCCCCGGTCTGCGCGGGCACCGGCTCATGCATCTGCACCGGGTACACCTCGACGTCCTGGGTTGCCGCGAACGCCGACGCCGAGGCCAGACCGCGGCGCACGACAATGAACCCGACGGTGCCGTACACGCACAGGTCCCAGAACGTGTCTGCCGTGTCGTTACGAACCCCGGTCATTTCGATCGCCCCGCCGAACGACCCGACGACCTGGGCGTCGAACGTATCGGAGAGCACGGCGACATCGACGTTGTTCTGGTCGGCCGGGACGGTCAGGCCGTCCTTGGTGACGAACTGGTCAAGGCGGGTGCCGGCGGTCACTGTCGCCGCCGACGGGGCCGACACAGACAGCGTGGTGCCGGCGACCCACTGGATCCGGATCTTGCCATCGTTGGAGTAGACAGGCACTAGACCACCACCGCTTTCAGGTTGGGCTGGCTGGTTACCGGCGCCGAGATCGTGAACTGACCGACCGTGTTACCGCCCGTCTGAGCGGGCACCGGCTCGTGGAGCTGGCATGGGTAGATCTCGACCTTCTGGGCGGCCGCGAAGGTCGTCGCGGTGGGCAGGCCACGGCGGACGGCAAGCCAGCCGACAGCCCCGTAGATGCACAGGTCCCAGAACGTGTCAGTGGTGTCGTTCCGGACGCCGGTCATTTCGATGGCGCCACCGAAACTGCCGACCACTTGGGCGTCGAACGTGTCCGACAGGACCGCCACGTCAACGTTGTTCTGGTCGGCGGGGACAGTGAGCCCGTCCTTGGTGATGAACCCGGACAGCATCGTCCCACCGTTGAGGGTTGCTGCCACCGGTGAGGCGATGTTCGGGATCGACGCGGTCACGAACGCCACCCGGATCTTGCCATCGTTGGCGTAGACAGGCATCAGTCCTTCTTCACTTCGCTCGCGGGCTTGGCCTTGGCCTTCCGCTTCCAACCAGACTGCTCATAGACCGCGATCTGGGCCAGCTTCGCCGACCAGAACGGGTCGTCCTCGCCGGCCTGGACGAACTCGAGGTCCTCGTCGAAGTCGGGGTGTTCGAGCGTGATCTTTTCGTCTGCCATGTTGCCTCCGGGGTTAGCCGATCAACGTTCTCACACTGACCGATGCCACATAGTATTTGTTGCCGCCGAGCTCCTGTTGGTTGAACGGCCGTGCCGACAGGCTGACAACGTCGACGTTCAAGCCACCCAATGTCCGGTCTGCTTCGATGGCAGCAAAGATCGACCAGGCACCGGTCCGTTCCAGCAAAGGGAACAGTTGGAGTTGCTGTTCGGGGACACCGGTCGAGACTGCGAGGGCGATTTCCCAGGCGGCATCCATCACTGTCTCGGGATCGGACCGGTATTCGGTGATGGTGGGCCCACCGATGAACGCCGCTGGCGGCTCAATGGTCGGCGGCACTAGGGGATAGACATTCAGCCCGGCGATGGTGTCTAGTCGGGCTTTGATGCCGAGGCGGACTTGGTCGAGGGTGGTCATGCGACCCCGAATTCGACCTTCTGGTATGGGAGCAGATAGCGGGCCGCGTCCGGGTCAGCACGTGCCGAGATGCGGATCACTCCCCACTCGTCGGACCCCTCGAACCCCTGCGGTGACCCTCGACGCTTGATCGTCGCGTGCACGAGTATTAGGGCCGCCTGATAGACGCCCCAGGGGACTGCCGGCCACCCCCAGGTTCCCGTCACCTGCACCAGCCCCAACCGGCTGACGGGACGTGGGAACCTGAGAGCGCCGACCGCCCATAGATCCGTGAACGGCTCTGGTTCGGGTGCGTCAGCCGGGTTCAACGGCAACAGCTGGTAGTCGGCGGCCGCCCAGACGGTCTCGAATACGCCGTCGTTGTCCGTGTCTGTGGCCACCTGGGTGATGGCCACGGCGTCGCCGATTTCCAGCTGTCGGCCGTTGCAACTGTCGAACACCCGGTTGGTTCCCGGGAACGTCCGCCAGAACTGCCGTTTCGTGAAGTTGTCGATGCCACGCGACACTGCATCGATGGCGCGATCGATGATCACATCGGGGATCTCATCGATGATGCCAGCCCAGGTTTTGAACTCTGGGACGGTGCAGTAGCCGTTCGTGGCCACCGGCAGCTACTTCTGTCGGAGCAGCGTCGCCGTACCGTCGACCACGGTGGCACCCACCGCCGGCACCGACGGCTCCGCCGCAGCCGTAGTGCCGGCGACGGTGACGACGTACTTCGTACCAGCGGCGAACTGCAGTTCCTGGCCCAGCGTGACCGCGGTCGTGTTGGCCCGCAGAACCCGCCGCAACGCCCTACCGACGTGATCCACGGTCGACGTGGTCGCCCGGCCGATGAAATCGAGCGCGTTGACCGTGGGGGCCTGCAGGTCACGGCCGAGGTAGTCCTCACGGAAAGTTGTAGTGGCCATGGGCTACTCCTCCTCGACCGCGGCGATGATCTCGTCGCGGGTCATGTCATCGGTGACCTCGACACCCTGGGATTCGGCGTATGCCGCCCAGACGTCCCGGCCAGAACCTGCACCGGCCCGCGGCGGAGCCTGATCCTCCGGCTCGAGGTCGGACTCGGCTTCCGGCTCGGCCTCGACGACTTCAGGTTCTGTGGCCTGCTCACCGAGATCGACGCCGCTCTCAGCGGCAACCTCGGCGTAGTGGGCCTTGAGATCGTCGTCGTCGCACTGCGCGTACATCTCGGCGAGAGTGGCCAGGTCGATCGACCCGCCGACACGCCCGTACTTGTCGACGATCACGCCAGGTTCACGATCTCTTGCACGCCGCCGGTCTCGACAGTCATCGGCGTGAAGTAGCCCGCGTAGGCGACCTGCACACCGAGCACCGAAGGCTCCGTGGCAGACAGGGCGCCAACCCGCTGCTCGTACACCTCGACCGCAGCCGTAGACAGGACCGTCCCGAACGTGGTCGCCGGCGCCGAGGTCAGGCCAGCGGACACGTACACCGGGATGCCGGAGACGTTGCCGACGATGCCCTGCCCGAAGTCGCTGGCCTGGAACCCGGTCGACTGGGCGTTCTGCGGGTTCACCGGAGCGAACAGGCTGCCCCAGGCGCCCAGCTTCGCGGGCTGCACGGCGAGGATGACCCGGCCCTGCCCCTTGGTGGCGTTGTAGATGTTGCCCACCGCGGTCCACAACGCCGTCGTCAGCTCCGCCGCGGTGGGGACACCACCGGAAGCGGTGGTGAGCTCGACCGCGTTCGTACCAGCGATCAGCGCCACACCCAACGCCGCCTCGGTCTGCACCGCGTATTGGGAGGCGAGGTCGTTGACGATCGCGTCCATCATCTGCGGAGACGAGAAGTCGATGTTCTGCCGCGACACGTTCACGTAGCCGCCGTAGGTGACCGCGTTCCCGGTGAGCCGGGTGATGGTCATCTTCTGGCTCGACAGCTCCGCCTTCTCATCCCCGGCCGCACCGGCCGAGCCCTGCACTCCGACGAGGGTGCGGGCAGTGACCTTCGGCCGATACCACGTCGCCGACGGCATGTCCCGGGGCCCGAGCGCGTTGACCAGCGGACGGGCCGCATCGATGAAGTTCAGGACCTCACCGATGATCGGATCGGGAATGACCCCCAGGTTGTCCGACGTCTTCTGGTGGGCGGCGGCACGGGTGAACACCTCGAGCCGTTCCTTGGCCGCGACACTGCCTGTCTGGGCTGCGACGTAGTCGACCAGGTAGGCGCCGGTGGACCGGTACTCGACGGGCCCGGCGTGATAGGTCATGCGGGCCGTTGAAATCGCCTGGTCCACCTGCCGGGCCCGTTCGGCGATGTCGGTTGCGACAGTCGCCATGTCCTCGAGCTGGTCGATCTGACCCTTGAGCTTGCCCATCCGGCTACGCGCCTCGGACAGGCTGGTCTGCTCGGTTTCGTTCAGATCACGCTCGGATTCCTGAGCGTTCGCGATGAGCCCCTGAACGAACGCGTTGCGTTCCTCGAGCTCCTTCTCGAGACGCCGAATCATGGCGTCGTTGGCGTGGCTGTTCACAGCCATAGGTGGTACTCCTCCGTTTAGAAGTTGATGGAAGGAGCACGGCTTGAACACCCCACGCTCTGGGGTCATCGCTGGCCCCCGCTCGGGGCCAGTGGTCGTGCGTTACTGGAATCGTTTGGCCGCCCACGCGAACGTGGGATCGTCCAGCCACTCATCCAGGTTTGGTGTTTCCGGCAGCGGCTTCTCCGCTACCGACAGACCGGACTGTCCCGCTCGGACAGCCAACACCTCGGCCCCTACATACGCTGGATCTTCCACGAACGCTACATGATCAACGTACCCGCGCAGAATACGGCGAGTCTTGTTGCGCCGGTCGAGACGCTGGTCGGCGAAGCTGTTGACACGGAATCCGATCGACGGGAACGCGCCACCCTCATCAGCCAACGTGAGCGTCTCATCGCCCCGAGGGGTTGAATAGATCTTCACCCGGCCGAACAAACCCGCCTCGTGGGACGGGTCCGCGGCAACAAGCTTCCCAACCGTGTCGCCCTTGACGTGCTCCCGATTGACCTGCACACGCCCCGCGTGCTCCTCGAACCCCCGGTAGGCGTTCCGATCATGGGATTCATGCCAGACGTCACCGTGCCAGAACACGTCGGCTTCCTGGTCGTACGGGACGATGATCAGGTCGATGAGCCGCTGCTTCTTGTCGACATCCCGCATCGACGCGGCCCTGTGTTCGACCTCGACCGTGCGATTGTGGTGGGTATGCGGCGACGGGTCCGAATAGCGTTCGTCGGTGTCAGGCACTTCGTCCATCATCGAGCCCCGTTCATGAAAGATCACCGCCGGTCAACGCCACCGCCGCAGACTCGTCGTCCAGACCGTCCGAGGTCGGTGCGTCCCCAGCGAACCGTTCGGCGGCCCGCGCCTCATCAGTAGAGACGATCTTCGCAGCCACAAGCTTCACCCACGACTCGGCCCGCTCATTGAACGCCGGCCGCGTGTACTCGTCACGGTTCAACTCGGCCGCCTGACCTCGCGGCAACGCCCAGAACGACAACGCTGCCATCACATCCGTCGCCTTCGGACGCAACGACGCCCGATCATGGAAATCGAACAACGACGTGATGTTGCTGTACACCAGCGAACCAGCCCCCGGCAGGCCAACCAACGGAGCCGGCACCCCCAACAACTCCGCGATCCTGGCTTCGGTGAACTGCGAGATCTCGAACATCGTCATGTCCTTCGGAGACATCGACTGATGGGTCTGCAATGTGACCCCGTTATCGAGCACAGGCGGGGCACCCAAGTTGGCCTTGCGGGTCGCTACCCACTGGTCCAGCAACTTCTGAGAATCCTTAGGCGAGAGATCTATGTCCGCGTTCAATGTGTAGTACGGAACACCGCCGGTCGACGCGACCTCACGAACATACTTCGTCAACACCCCCGCAGTGATCATCCGGGCCCCGGCCGACTCCAACGGGCCCACACCATGCCCGCTATCGGTCGTCGACTTGTAACGGATGTGCAGGATCTCATCGGTCACATCCAACGCCCCGATGTTGTACACCCGGCGGCCACCCCGCATCTCCACGTTCACCAGCCACGGCGGCACCACCCGGAACGACAACGGAAACCCATCCGCCCCCCTCGCCATCGGCAACACGAACGCCTCACCCAACTGATAGTCCCAAAACGCCTGCTTGGCGAACTCGTGCCACGACGTATAGATCATCGGATCCGGGTTCGACATCCACGTCGTCGGCTCGAGCATCTGGCCGCCCCGGGTCCGATACACGGGCATCGTCGCCAGCACCGACGCGTTCTTGTCCAGGCACATCCACGCCACATCGATCAGCGTGTTGAACTGCGAGGTCATGTTGAACTGGGGGGTGGACCACTCGGCCGGCCACCCGTCCCACGGCGACGGCATCACCACCGGAAACGAACGCAACTCCACCTCGTCGCCCTCGACCGTCACACCCTCCGGATCGCCCGGCGTCCAATTCGATGGACCGTTGCTGTTCGGGACGATACCAGCATGGTTCGGGCTATCCCCCAACAAACGACTCCAGAAGGCCATCAGTCAGCCTCTCTCCAATGGATCTTCGGTTTCCGTTGCCGCTTCTGCGCCACCCAATGCGCCAACGTCACCGCCACCAACGGCGAAATATCTACGGACGACGAACGCCGCGACCACAACCACGCATCCCCGTAGAAACGGCGATCAGCCCCAGCGACCGCCGCGTCCAACTCGACCTGACCAACATGCCGCAACCTCGATTCGATAACAGCATCGTACAGATCGCCGCACGCCTGCGAATGCTCCTCGGGCGAAACGACCAACAGATCGACCTTCGCCGCCTCGAGATCCTCCTTCAACGACCACGCCGGCGAACTCTTTGCCACCGCCACCTTCCCACCCCACCGCCCCTGCAACTCGACCGCCCGGGCCACCACCCAACCCGTTCCCGGCCGATGGTCATACACCTCGTCATTACCGGTGATCTCGACATGCACGCCGCCACGATCCGACTCGGCGGCCATCACAATCGTCGCCCACGCCCGATCCGGTGACACATCCAACGCGAAACACAACGGGCCCGTCGGCCTCGACTCCACGTCCTCACAAGCCGCCCACGCCTCCGCGGGGATAACCCGAGGGTTTCGGTCCTCTTCCGTCCAGATCCCGAGCCGTTCCCGAGCAAAATCGGCAGGATCCAACGAACCCCGCTCAGCATCGATCACATCCAGATTCAACCGGATCCCCAAACCAGGATTAGCGGCCGCCAACGCGTCCGGATCGTCGATCGCCGAATCGGTCGGGGCGCACCACTCGAGATATGCGAGTTTCGGGGCACCTGCCCGACCCTTCTTGCAAACCCGCCGCAACACATCAGATTCCGGAGTCGGCAACGGCGCCGACGACGTGTACCACATCTGCGGATTCGGACGAGCAGACATCGTCGGCAACGCCGCCGCCAACGCCTCCGACGGCAAGTTATACGCCTCATCCAAAATGACAGTGTCACCCGAAAACCCCCGGCCGGCACCACGGCTACGGGCCATGAACCGGATCCGCTGCCCCGACCGGAGCTCAATCCCCTCCTGGCCCGACGCCGTCCGGATGATCTTCACCTTCCGTTCGAAATCCCGGTTGTCCTCAATCAGCCGCCGCAACCGCCGGAACCCCTCCACCGCCGTCTTGAACTCGTGCGCCGACCACGTGATCAGATCCTCACCAAACAGAAACAGGCCGGCCAACGCTCGCGCCTCGAGCACCGTGCCCTTCCCGTTCTGGCGGGGGACAACGAGCGCAACCTCAAATGCCGCCCACGTCCGGGCATCAGGACGAAGCCCCAGAGCGTCCCTTAACGCCAGCTCCTCCCACGGATCCAGCACCAGCCCCGCCACCCGGGCGAGATCGATTGCCTCGTCGGCTGCCGTCTGCCGATACTGCGGCACGTTCCGAAACGTCGGGACCTGAGAGCCGATCAGCTCGGCGACGGGCGATCTCATCGACAGTCGACACCTCCTCCTGACCAGCCAACGAATCCAACCGTTCCAACACGTCCACCAGCTGCTTCGCCAAACCGGCAGTCGGCGATGTCATCGACCCGCCGCAGTCCTTGCACACCGCGCCACGCTCGAGCTCGGCCGCCAAAAGGTCCCGCGTCGCCTCCAACGACGCTCGCAGGTCCCCAGCCGCCACAACCGCTGTCAGCACCATTTTTCACCACAAACCGTAGGTAAAAGCGCAGGAC